AAAAAAAAAAAAAAAAAAAAAAAAAAAAAAAAAAACAAAATATTAAAATATACATATTTTTTTTTTAAAAAAAAACAAAAAATATCAAAAAAATGTATATTTCTTGATATTTTTGAGAAATTTGGCTCAAAATTCAAATACTTTTAATAGATTTATAATTTCGTCTCTAAATACATTGATAGATATATTCTTTAGTGTCTAAAGTGACTTAAAGACATCTCAACATATATAATTATATAGGTAATATAGAATGAGCAAAAAATCTACAAATATTACCAAAACTCTACAGGTCATGCAGAAGCATCACCATTGGTCATTAAACAATGATGACTTAATTTCAGTCTTAAACGATTATTCTTCAAAATGGTACAATCAATTAATTCTTCAAAATTTAGATATATTGAAATATAATCTTTTACTGTGGAAAAATACAATCTTGTTCAGACCATTAAACAAGACAGAATGGAAAAAATTTGATTTCGTCAAAAAAAGCCAATTACCGAAACCGCTTCATTTTGTCATTGACAATCTTGAGGATAATGAGATTCCGTTCAGATACATAGTTCAATCATCTTTTGGTAAAATGACAAAACACCAAATACTTAAAAACACGATTACGAACAATTTTATAAATGAGGTCATTCCATCATTACGTCCTCGACGTCCATATTTTGATATTGATGCAAAACTCGACAAATCTCTTTTAACGAAAATATTAAAAGCACTCAAGAATATGTTTGGAGATAATGTGCTCATGGCTATCAGTGGCTCATATGGCTATAAATTTAATCTAAACACAAAAAAGCTATATGAGGAAAAATTCTATAGTTTTCATATTACACTTCCGGAGTTTGCTTTTAAAAATAAAGATGAGCAAAATATGTCTGGCTTTAATATTTGGGCTGGTCACAAAGCTCATGGAATCGGTGCAGATAACATTTATGGAGCAAATCAAAATTATAAAATGGTCAATCAAAAGAAAAATCGTGAAGGCGATGATAGGATACAAAATATTCTCGACGAAAACTCGCTGAAACAATTTACTGATGAAAAGGTCAATCTGAGCACTGTGCAAGAACATCACATGGCAAACGTTTTGCCCGCTGACTTCGAAAAACACAAAGATGCATCTTTGATTGAATTTCCAAATTTTGATAATAAAAGGAAAAAGAAATCATCACAAAAAAGGCTTACATCGATGAAAGCTGAAGAAAGACAAAAAGAGGTAAAACGTTCTCCTACTGCCCATGACGCTCTTCTCGATATTCGACCTCTTGATACCGAAAACATTGAGACTCCAACAATCGATTTTCAATATGACACTGCTGTAAGTATTTTGATGAAAATTCCAAATTGCGTCAAATCCAAGTATAAACTTAGTCGACGATTATACTTTAATGTATGTAATTGGTATATCAACTTCGAAGGTGGAGATAGGGAAATACTAAAGCTGTGGGATGAGAGATACTTGGAGTGGAACCATGGTGAGGAAGACCAGTGTTTTGGTCATAATGATAAAAAATGGGAAGAACTAAAAAATACCAAATATCATCCTTATACAAGAAGAACTATCAGACTCCTTTTTGAGAGTATATATGATTGCAAATTTGGCAACTATAACTTGGAACTGTATAAGTCTGATTTTTGCAAAAGAATCAATTGCACTCTTGTCGACGAGTTAGATAAAAATGGTAAATGCTACATAAAACCGAAACATTTGAATAAATTAAAATATCAATTTTTGGGATTAAATATGAATGGTGGAAAAACATATACAGTGATTGATGTACTCAAACACAATCCTTATGCATCAGTCCTGTGGATTACAAATCGGACTTCTTTTGCAGATAATATTTTTGAAAGATTAATTGAAAACCTCATAAATGATTTCGAATTTCACCATTATCATGACACACAAGGATTAAAAGGTAAAAATCTACAAAAATTACTGCAAAGTCAGAAACGTCTTGTTATTGAGAATGAGAGTCTTTGGAAAATTCAAGATAGAAAAGAAGCCTATGATTTTGTCATTATTGATGAAATTGAAAGCGTCTGGAATGCCTTTGGACCATCAAACTGTCATGGAAAGAATTTAACTAAGAATTGGTATACATTGACAAAATGCCTACAATCATGTAAGCAACAAGTTTTTCTTATGGATGCTTTTCTTGCAAATCGAACAATTAAAATCTGCAACAATATTGAAGCTGAAGCAAATCAAACTTTTGAACATAATTTAGTTATGAGAAAAAAAGAGTATGATACATTAAATCGACATGTCATTATCCATAAGTATGAGCATAATCATAGAGCAAATATTATTGATGACCTCAAAAACGGCAAAAAGCTCTATGTGTTCTATCCATTCAAATCCGGAACTGATAATACTGCTGCGAAAAGTATCGAAAGCATTGAAGTGTATGCTAAACGATTATGCGAAGATGCAGGTTTAAACCCAGAAAAAAATAAAATTGTTCATCATGCAGATAGTGGTGATACATTAAAAGGTAAGCTTAAAAATGTAACTGAATTATGGGGTAATACAGATATTAAGCTTGTTGTTGTAAATTCAACAATCACAGTTGGTATAAACTATGAAAAAAATGATTTTGATAAAGTTTACATTTCTTATGGAAATTGGATATCTGCCAGAGATGTCATACAATCGTCTATGCGAATTCGCAATCCGAAATGCAATATCATACAAGTCTATGAATATCCAAATATTGAACTTTTAGGCTGTTTAAAAACTGGCAAAACATATGCTCCTTTCGAAGAGGACAATCGAGCATCACTTATCGGTAATGAACAAGAATCTTGGACCATTCTACAAGATAGTCTTTTGCTTGAAAAAAGAGCAAATGGTTTTAATATGCTGTTAGAGTATATGAAGAGAACTGGCTATAAAATATCGAAAAGCTCTAAAGCGCTGAACACAAAAGCGAGAGATTTGTATTTAGAGACATATAAGGGAAAAGACTCTGCTGGTGAGTTCAGCTGGAATGCAATTTCAAGTATTGACTTGGAACGCTATAATAAACTGAGAGACAAAATACTGGACCCAGATAAAATCGCTTCCTTGAAAGAAAAACTCGAACATCATAAATTTCAAGTAGAAAGGCATTTTACTAAAGATGGAAAAGTCCATTCTTCGCAATGGTGGAAATGTCAAGATGAACTGAAAATTTTCTTGGATATTGGATATACAGAAAAACAGTATAACATCAATATGGCAAATGCAGGTAGTGAGTGGGAGAGAAACGAGATAACTGCTGAATACGAATATAGAAAAGATAGGAAAAGATTGTATGAGATGGTAATGCTTTATAACAAAGAGAAACGAGAATTCGAATATAATGACAGAGAACTTACACAAGAGGATAAATCGTTTATACATAAACGCATTCATCCAAAATGCAAGGAAAGACATCTTGCAAAATATTTGACAAAAACTGATAATGTGATAAAAAAAGAATTATTCAAAATCATGTTTCCAAAGTTTAAGAAAGATAAGCATGGTTTGATAAGAAACAATCATAGCGGTAAATACTCATTTTCTGAGAAATTTATTTGTGAGCGTTTAGAACCAGCTATCAATGACTTGAGATGCTATAACGATAAACAAACAATTCTTGATGGAACTTGTCATATTGACTTAGATGATGAAGATGACAAAATTGTTATGGACAAAATTATAAGTGGATACTGTAAACCAAGACAAGAAGACAAGAAAAAATGTAATCCAAAACTCATATTTCAAGAAAGAAATAAGTTTGAAAAACTATATCATGATAAACTAAAAAAATGTCTTAAAGAATTAAAAATAAAAGAATACAATAGAAAAGAAAAGATGGCAAAACTTAAATTAAGAGATGCAGAACATAATAAAGAAAAAAGAAAAAAAAAGAAGAATAAAGAAGAAAGGGCACTCAGCGAAGAATTCAAAAATTGGTGCGCTACATATCCCGCATTAATTGGAAAATTAAAATTAATGCAACAAGAGTCTAATACAGAAACACTTGAAAAGCAATACTTTAATAATATCAAAAACAATGTTATAATGCATTATGTCGCTGAAATAGAAAATGAGGTGAAAGAAGGAATCGAAGACATAATCAAAATTGATGGTAAAATGTATATACATAATTGCATTTCGGATTGCATTTCGACACTTGGAGGCGATTTTCTGGGTGTCTTAAAGAACGGCGAAATCTGCACAAGGTAGAGAATGATGTGGTTTTGTTGGTTTGGTTGGTTTCTTAAAAAACGGGGTATTTTTGCATTTGTATAAGTAAAAAGTAAAAAACACCCCAAAAACACAAAAAACCAACCTGACATCATTCTCGTCATAGAATAAAATTACAACAAAATTTATTTCGCTACATTATCAAGCGAAATCTCAAAATTCAACATTAAAAGAGAAAAAATATAAATACTTATCTTGAACAAATATATATGACAAATCCGTGGAATATACACGTTGCATCATTTAGGCAAAAACACCCTGATATGACATTTAAGGAAGTATTGATTAAAGCAAGCAAAACATATAAAAGAGCCAAAACAGATATTGAATGTCGAACACGAAAAAAAAAAAATGGTTCGACTTATAAAATTTGTTACGAAAAGTAAAATTATGTTTTTATTAAAATAGTAAAAACATAAAAAATTAAGAAGATAATGAAGTTGATATTTTCCCACTGGCGGAATTAATTGCCTCAAGTTGGGGACTGAGCATACACACTCTTAAACGGTATTGGATAGCATCAGCTGTATCAGCACTATGAACAATAAGCTGAAAATCATTAATCTCTCTAAGGCTGATATTATTTGTAAGGTGTGAATTATCCGTATTTAAACCCCAATCTAATTTATATACATTAGCTATATGAGGAATTGCTGCGTCCCATTGAGAACCGACTGAAAACATACTATTCGCAGAATCAGTATCTTGAGATAATGCGTATTTAAATAAATCTGCGTCTAAATCGAAAAGGGTCTGTCCATTACCTTTGACAATTACACGTTTTATAGGTCCATACTGTCCATCAGCAGTAGAAGCAATTACTTGTCCTCCCGCAACATCAGCAGCGACTCTTTCTAAAGCAAAGAAGATTTTAGAACAAGTGCGATTCGATGTAAATTTATGTTCGAATGTATCAATCGCATTTGCCGTTCCAGCTTTAACAGTATTTTCTTCCACCAAGTCATATTGAATGCGGACGAGGGATTCACTATTTGAGTAATCCTCCATAATCATCTTTTGCTCAGCATCACTGCTGAGATTGCGAAAGACCTGAACGAGCTCACAGGAGGTTAAAGCCAAATTGACAGCATTACCAGCATTATCATCAGCGTATTGATTAGCAGAACCCATTTTCAGGCGAAGTGTAAGCGGTTCTACAAATGTGCTTAGATACATCTGTTCCGGCGAATCAAAACAAGAGAAAAAGGCTGGAACGTAGGCAACGACCTGATTGTTGGCTGGTGCGTATCTACCATTTTGTAATGCAAGCATCTTTTCAAGGTTTTTTTTTACTGAGTATGGTTTATGAGAAGTAAGGGCGGCACGTCCAAATGGGCGAGATGAACATATCTCCCTACCACTCGTAATGAGTGACATAGATTCTATGATTAAATTAGCAATAGAAGCATTTACACGTGTTCCAGCAGGAGCGGTCAAAACGAGTTTTACAAATAAATTTTCGAGGATTCCATTTTTCAAAATGGGAAAATCAATATTTTGGTTAAAACCAATAGAAGTAGCATAAGAGGTTACTGCTGACCGGGAGTGACTGGGAACGTGAGCAGATGTTAAACTACCCTTTTGGGCATATGAGTAGGTAAAAGGATTCTTTTTTGAGCTGACACTATCAAGTGAGCTTATTAAAGCACTGGAGGCGGCGGAATTGAGCAACGGATTTGACATTTCTTATAAATAATAGTAAGATAAAAATTTTACCAATATACTTCTTTCTTATTATGAACCCAATCGCTTTTATCTCCTGTTAGACGTTTATTCAATAATTTAGCCGGAGCTTTGAAATTGAAAACATAATCTAAATATGATTTTTTATTTTGCTTAGTAGTATGAATACTAATAAAATTAAAATCATCAGCATTTACTATTGTATCGAAAACTTCATAACTTTCTGCTAAACCTTTACGACCAGAGTTTAATGAAAGAAATGAATTGACTATATTCTCTCTTTCTCTTCTTGCGGCTAATTTTGTTGTAAAAAGAAAATCAGTGTTCAGGCGAATTTGAGGACTGATACCTGTAAAAATTTGACTTATGAGTATGACCATCATATTACTGTCATCATTACTCGAAAGATGGCGACCATTTACAGCCAATTTATTCAGTATTGGGTCTCGTCGCATTTCTGCTCCTAAACCACCTTTTCCAATCATATCATCAAGTATCAAGATTATATTTGACTTAATTTTTTCCGTTTTCTTACAATTTTGATTATGACGCTTGACCTTAACCTGGGTTTCCACGAGGTCATTCAATATTGCTAAATCTTTAAATCTGTAAGTTTTTGGGATACCATCAAATCCAGCATTGGTCTTTGAGAATAAAAAGACTCCATCAGTCTTATGAGTTTTAGTGTATTCTTCAAGGAAATGCGTAATCAGATGACTCTTCCCTGACCTTCTACTTGCTATACAAAGTATGAAAGCATTGCGAGGCACATCATTTACATTAAATGATTTTACATTCTTGAAGAATCCATTAGGTAAGGCGTGCTTACCGTTTTCTTGTTTTTGATATTTTGATGCTAAAAGGGAATGATTAGTTTTTGTTGCTTTTGATATTTTTGATGTTTTTTGGAGGGTCTGTCTTTTAGAAGAATCCACTCTATCACCCATTTCCAACTCACGTTGATTTGCGTCTATTCTACTTCTTACCGTAAATGGTCTTTGTGGTTTTTTGTATTGTTTTTGTAATCCGTCCATATATATAATATAGTTAGAATAAACTGGCTGTCTCATAACCAAAGTATAAATGAACATCAAGTAAGTCCTGGTTAGATGTAAATGGTGTCATATCATTTTGTAATAATTGACACTCAAATGATTCAGGAATATTATCGCATTCTATTGGAAGCCCATCACTAAAATTATGCACTTCCATTCCTAATGTTGAAATTTGAGTAGGAAGGCACAGAAATCCTCGTTTATGATTTGAATGAATTTGTGATGCTGAAGCAAAAGGAAGTCTTACAAAAATTTGACTTCCAGCATATCCAGCTGCTTGTTTATTAATGACCACTGAATGGAGGTGTAGTTTTTGAGCTTTAAGAGGGTTTGATAAAAGACATTTAGTAATTCCGTTTTGTCCAGGCTGTAATAATAAATGTAAGGTCGGCATTATATATGATGTTTAGAAACTTTTTTTCTAAAGTTTTATTATAATGAGTAAAAGAGGCAGGAGTGAAAACCCTAATAATGCAACAGATGCACAATTGGAAGAATTTTATAAAAAAACCTCAAATGGAAAAGAGAGTGGTTTATACTATGACCCATTCACGAAATCATACAAAAAAATGTTCAAAGAGTCAGCAGGCGGATTGGTAAGACAGACAAAATATAGTAATTTTTTATCAAAGATGAAAATGGGAAATCAATCACAGGCGAATAGAGCTGAAGTCCTAAGCGACCAGACATCACGTATGAGACAAAGAATAATGGAAGCGGGAAATCCAAGAAAATACTATAAAGACCTTAGAGAGAACTTTATTAACAATGAACGATTAGTGGATAATAATGTAAAATTAGATGAAGACTCAAATAAAAGAAAAGTTGAAGGTGTGACAGGTGGTAGAGTGCAAAAGAAAGTTCAAAGGAATTATGGTCGTTTTGAAGGCGATACGTTAATGGACGTAGATGATGATACTGGTGGAGCGGGTGAATCTAAAACTCCGGAACGAAGAGATGATGATAAAGCCAGAGCCAAATATCCTGACCAGGATAGAGAAGGTAGATATCAAAAAATGATGAAAAATAAAAAAAACAAAAGACAGAATAAATTACGAAATCGAAGAATTGGTGGCGAAGAAAAAGTAGCTGAGAGTAAGATAGAAGACGAATTTCCAAGAGAGTCAAAAGATGAAGGAATTGACGAAGTTGGTGTTCCTGGTGGTCAGCCTGAGCCCGGAATTGTCTTAGAAGTTCAAGAAGCCGATGTTGATGACAATATCGTTCAACAACCACCAGTCAATCCTGAACGAAATAATAATTTTGATGTTGGTGATAGAAATCCTCGACCACCTCCTCGTGATTTTAGACCACCTGCTCGTTATAATGATTATGATGGTGGCGGCGGTGGCGGCGGTCCAGAGCCTCCCCAGCCTCCTCCTGTTCCACCAAATCAGCCTCAACCCCCAGCACCACCTGTTCCACCAAATCAGCCAAATGTTCCACAACCTGGTGGTCCTCCTCCTGGTGGTCCTCCTCCTGGTGGTCCTCCTCCTGGTGGTCCTCCTGGTGGTCCTCCTCCTGGTGGTCCTCCTGGTGGTCCTCCTAATCCAGGAGGAGCAATACCAATAGCTCAGGCTGTTCCCGCAGCTGCACAAGACCCACAATTATTAGAAATTAATAGAGGAGTTCCTGGGCAGCCACAAGGTCAAATGGCTCAATTCACCACAAGGACAGGACAGAAGATTT